TTTGGGGTTATGGATTAGAGATACAGCATTAAGATTAAGAAAAGATAAGGATGATTTACAACGAGCTATGATGGGTTCTTTGTTAAACAATAATGGTGATTTCAATACAAAACCAGATACGGGATTTTACACTGGTGGTGGTATGGTTGATAAAAAGAATCCATTTGAAATGACAGTAGGAAAAGACAAAGAAGATTTGACATGGTTATTAAAATAAAATAAGAGGAAAATATGGCAGAAAATGAAAACATATTACAAAGATTAGGGAAATTATTTCAATCAACTATTGTTATTAGAAAAAAAGATGATGGTAAGCTTGTAATAAAAGACCTTGATTTTGCACAAACTTCATTAACATCTAATTTTGTAGATAGATATACAAAAATTGTTGGTGCTGGTACTTGGGGTGCTAAATATGCAGCTAGACAAAATATATCAAATTATGATGTACAACGAAAAGAATTATTTAATGATTATGAAGTTATGGATTCTGATCCAATTATAGCTTCGGCACTTGATATATATTCAGATGAATCAACGATTGATAATATGGAAGGTGAAATTATTACAATTAAATCTGATAATCCGAAGGTTGTAGAGATATTACATAATTTATTTTATGATGTATTGAATATTGAATTTAATTTATGGGCTTGGATTCGTAATTTAGTTAAATATGGTGATTTTTACTTGTGGATGGATATATTAGATAAATATGGTATTGTAAATGTTAGACCACTATCACCATACGAAGTTGTTAGACTCGAAGACCATGATCCAGAAAATCCAAAGAGAGTTGAGTTTGAAATACAAGGTGATGGTGGTAATACATTCGGTTCAATGTCTGGTGGAAAAAAGATTGTGTTACAAGATTATGAAGTAGCTCACTTCAGATTAATGTCAGACGCTAATTTCTTACCTTACGGTAAATCAATGTTAGAATCAGCTCGTAAAGTATGGAAACAATTAACTCTTATGGAAGATGCTATGATGATTCATAGAATTATGAGAGCCCCAGAAAAAAGAGTATTTAAAGTAGATATTGGAAATATCCCACCAAATGAAGTTGATAATTATATGCAAAGAATTATTAATAAAATGAAAAAAATTCCTGTTATTGATCAAAAAACAGGAGAGTATAATTTAAGATATAATGTTGAATCAACAACAGAAGATTATTACTTACCAGTTCGTGGTGGGGATAGTGGAACATCAATAGATACATTACAAGGATTAGCAAACGATGGTGCTATTGATGATATCGAATATTTAAGAAATAAAATGATGGCAGCTTTAAAAATACCTAAAGCATTTTTAGGATATGAAGAAGGTGTAGGTTCAAAAGCCACATTAGCCGCTGAAGATGTAAGATTTGCTCGTACAATAGAAAGATTACAAAAAATAATAGTTTCAGAGTTAGAAAAAATATCAATAGTTCATTTATATACTCAAGGATTTGATGACGGTGATTTAGTTGATTTCAGTTTAGAATTGCAGAATCCATCAATGATTCATATGCAAGAAAAACTTGAATTGATGACACAGAAAAATGATTTAGCAACATCATTGATGGAGAATAAAATGGCATCAAGAGAATGGGTTTATAAACATATATTTGAATTTGATGAAACAGAACAAAAAGAAGTATTTAATCAAATCATTGAAGATCAAAAACAAGCATTCAGAATTGAACAAATAGCAGTTGAAGGAAACGATCCAGCTAAAACAGGTGAGAAAGATATGGCTGCCAGTGGAGCCGGAGCTGATTCAGGTGGAATGTTCGGTGAATCATCTTGGGGCGGTTCAGAAAAAGAACCTTTTAGACATGATATAAATCCGGATGGTTCAAAACATAAAGATTTAAAAAAGGCAACATCTCGTGAGAGGGAAAGATATGGTAAAAGGGATTTCAAACATGGAAGCCCATTACATCCAGGTAAAGGAGCTACTTTAATGAAATCAGAGATGTTGAATAACCTAAAGAAAAAATTTAATACAGATTTCTCAAAGGTTAGTATATTAAGTGAAGATGCGATTGCAGAAGAAGAATAGATATATAAATATACACTATTTATAAAAAATACTTATATTTATATATGAACTATTGCATATATTTTAATTGACGGAGAGGAACTTATGCGTAAAAATAAGCACTCTAAAATCCGTAATACAGGCTTGCTGTTTGAAATTTTACTCAGACAAGTCACGGCGGATATATTAGACAAAAGGAAAAAGAATAAAGCCTTAGATATTATTAAGGAAAACTTTAATAAAAATACCGAACTTGGTAAAGAATTGGGTTTCTATAATATTCTTTTGAACCAAAAATTTAATTCTGATAAGAAAGCTGATTATTTCATAACAGAGGTTGTGAAAAATTATGCTAAATTGAATAAATCAAAATTAAGACGGGAAAAATATAATGTTATAAAAGAGATAAAAAATAATTTTGATGTTCCTAAATTGTTATCTTCAAAAGTTCCTAATTATAGAATATACGCATCTATATATAAATTATTTGAATATAATACATCATTATCTCCTGAAGATAAAACAGAAACATATTTTAATTTAGTTGAAAATATAACTAAACCTGAACCTGTTACTAAATTTTCTAAACTTGTAAATAGAACATCTAATTTAGATGAAGATGAAAGAATTTTAACTTATAAAATACTTTTAGAAAAATTTAATTCAAAATATACAAAATTAAATAAACCACAAAAACTTTTATTGAAAGAATATGTTAATAATGTATCTAATACAAATAACTTAAAGGGATATATTGGGAAAGTTGTTCCTGCTATAAAAAATGATCTTAAAAAATATTTAAAATCAGTAGATGGTAGAGTGGTAAAAATAAAATTAAAAGAAGCTATTCATTCAATAGATAAGTTTTGTAAAATAGATACAAAATCCAAAGTAGTAAAAGATTCAGTAGTAGTTCAAACCATGAGATATATGGAATTATTAAAAGAATTGAAAAATCATGCAAGAAAAGCTTAGAGAGTTAATTAAGAAATATGTTGAAGAAGAATTAACTACAACTGGTGATGTAGATGTATATTCAACACCTCATTTTTTGAAAAAGAAGAAAAAGAAAGTGGATGAAGCTTTGGAAGCAAAAGATATACAAGAAATTAGAAAATTAATAAGAGATGTCGTTGGTGATATATTGAGAGATATATGGCTGAAACGAACATCATGGAAATAGGAGAGTAACATGCCTTTAAATGATAATGAAAGAACATTACCAAAAGGATTACCATCTGATTGGGCTACTCGGATGAATCAAGCGGCTTTGGTTACTACTTATACAAAAAATACTTGGGCAAATGATGATGCAACTCCTTCGGTAGCTGGGGCAACATATTGGGAAACTGGTACAAATACTGATACTGTTACTATGTTGGACGGTGGCGCGACTGGTCAGGTAGTATATGTCATATCTAGAGCAGCAATTACATATGATGTTACTGGTACAAATTTAAAATGTGGAAGTACTGATATAGTAACTGCCGCGGGTGATTTAATAAGTTGGTTGTTTGATGGTACAAATTGGACTTGTATATCATTTCACAATCTTAATGATGATTATAATGAATTACAAGGTGATTAATAGGGAGAATAATTAAAATGTCTAAACAATTAATAGTAGATTATATGCCATTTGAAGTAACACCACAACAAATCAACGAATCCATTACTGAAAATGATGGAAGATTGATTGTAAAAGGTACACTTCAGAGAGCAAATGCTAAAAATCAAAATGGTAGAATATATCCTAAAGAAACTTTGATGAGAGAATCTGAAAATTATGCAAAAATTCAAATTAAAGAACGAAGAGCACTCGGTGAACTCGACCATCCAGATTCATCAGTTGTGAATTTAAACAATGTATCTCATAATGTATTGGAAATGCATTGGGCTAATGACGATTTAGTTGGAACTGTTGAAGTTCTTGGAACACCAGCAGGAAACATCTTAAAAGAATTATTTAAATCAGGTATCAAACTTGGAATATCATCAAGAGGTTTAGGTTCAGTTGAAGAATTAGGTGAAGCTGATGAAAAAGGTGAACCAACTGTAGCTGTTCAACCAGATTTTGAACTTATTGCATTTGATTTTGTATCAAATCCATCAACACAAGGAGCTTTCTTATCTCCAATCCGTGAGGGTGTTGAAAATAGTCAAATTAGAAAAGTAACTAAAGTTGAAAGAATTATAAACGACATTCTAAGGGGTGAATAAAATGAAACTAACAAAATCTCAATTAAAAGAAATGATTAGAGAAGAAATGAAATCTCTAAATGAAACAGTTCCAATGGGAAAACACGACAAGATTAAATTTAGAAAATTTATGGATATGG